CAGATGTAAGCAGAAGTGAAACCAAGAAAATCTCGAGAATTGCTCAAGATTTAAGTGCGTTGACAGAATCTTTCAAGGGATATCTGTTATCCGCAGAAGATAATACGCAACAATAGAATAAATAATTATATGCCTGTAAATTGGACAAACAACTTTAATGATACCGAACCGGTTGCAACGGTACAGTTCGTAGTAAACGGTACGAAGACTTCCGGCACAACCTTAACTGTAGATAGTTTTGTACAGACAGACTCAGACGGAGGAGCTAACTGGGCCGTTGGTGATGAATTTCTCATCGTTAATGACTTTACTGGTACGACTGCAAATGTTGGTGCTGCAGCAGATCTTAACGACACCCTATACACCATCGAGGCAATTGGTTTCACCGGCGCCGCCGGTAACTTAACAGTTTCTCCTGCGTTCGTTAACACCACTGCAGGAAAAGCGTTAGATGATGCCATATGCTTGAAAGAGCCTAAAGACGCTACACACAAATATAGAGGGACTCAGAGAAGTGCTGAGAATCACCTAAGACTTCGGAATATGGGTATTATCTAACCTGACCAAGCATTACTCTAACTTTTAATCCCGTATAACAATTATCTAGAATAAATTTATACGGGATTTCGTTTACACCAAGAGCGAGCGCCATGTCGTTAAAGTCCTTAAACCGTTTGCCGTAATCTTCCGGCCACACAAACACATTCTCCCCTTGTTCAGCTAATTTTATAGACTTTATCTTGCTAGTGTTGTCTAACCACTGAGAATCAAGAACCCATATCTTTTTATGTAGGGGATATGCTTGAAGTTGTTTTTGCTGTGCCGGTGTCATTGATGTTTGGCTATTTTCTTGAATACCTGCCACGGCAATACTGTTCTTAACGAAGCATGCGTCGATTGGCCCTTCGAATATGAATATATGGTCAATATCATCGGTGATATTGTTTATATTAAAAAGCGTCTTGTCAGCACCTGACTTAGATAGGTATTTCGGAAGCTTTTCATTGGCAAAAACAGTTCGACTTTGATAGAATACTATATCGTTGTTAGTATCGTAGAATGGAATTACTAATCTGTTTTTGTGAACGAAATCCGATATACTTACCCATAAAGTTTTAGGTCTATTGACTGCAGTGAATAATCCTCGTTTTTTTGCGAGCTCTCGTACGCCCATAACATTGCCATTGTCCATATAATACTCAATTTGGTTAGTATCATATACATTGATACTATCTTTCGGTAATGTATCAGACGAAATTGGCACATAAGGTGTATTAGTAGTCTTAGTTATGTCTTGCGGTAGGACATCGTAGTCTTTTGCTTCGTCTAAGATCTCATTATATGTTATCCCTTCCAATTCCTGGATAAACCGGATTGGTTTTCCGGACCAACCGCAATTATGGCAAAATATATAATCATCCTTGATCATATAATACAGCCTACGCTTGCGGCCCCAACTTTTCCCTTCCTTGCACATTGGACAGCCACCTTCAATGATAGTTCCGTTGTGCTTGGGTTTTGGGTACCCAGCCAATTGGTGGAATTTCTGTATAGTATATTCCTGAGGAATAATCACATATACATTATACTAGATATCGAGGGAAAATCAAGCTTATTGTTTTGGCTCGTCGTTAGGGGTCTGTTTCTGCTTGATCACAGTCTCTACGACTCCTTTAGTAATGAACTGACCAGTCGAGGGACAATACCAATGAGCTTCTTTGACGATACAGTCTTTATACTCTCTAGTGATAATCTTAGGTGTTGACCAATCACCAGTCCACGGTGATACAATCTTCTTTGGCGTTACTTTATCCATTTTATATATTTAGGTATGAGAGGGTATATTACCATGTACATCCTCATCGGTCCCGTGGGTTTTATCGTTATTGCGGTATTGTTCACAGCACACAGAATATATACCAGACGGCAACTTCTCCACAACGTCTAATAGATCCGAATCAATAGCAGCTACTGTGTCTACTTGAGGGATTTGTCTAATTTTCATATCAGGTAATGATAAAAAACAAAACATGCCACCAACTGTCTCCATGTAGACTAGGAACTCACCTACATAATCACCAGCCGTGACCGCATATACATATCTACACCTTGGGTGCTTAAAGAGTTTGCTTATACCACTTAATAGTTTCATGTAATCCTTGCTCAAACGCTGTAAATTTTAGATCAGGGCACATATTATTCAATTTAGAGCTATCTATGGAGTATCTAAAATCATGGCCCGGTCGATCCTTTACAAACTTAATTAAACTAAATGGTTTTTTTAGATTAGTCAACACTTTCTTAACTAATAATAGATTTGTAATCTCAATACCTGACCCGATGTTGTATATTTCACCGGAGATGCCTTGTTTAAATATCTCTAAGATAGCCTTACAGTGATCTTCAACAAAAATCCATTCACGGACATTATCACCTTTACCGTATACGGGTATAGATGCATCATTCAAAGCATTACTAATGACTTTCGGTAATAACTTTTCTGTATGTTGTCTCGGTCCATAATTATTACAGCATCTCGTTATAACAGTATCTACTCCGTATGTCTTGCTATACGCTCTAACGAGTAAATCAGATCCGGCTTTTGTTGCTGAGTATACGTTGTTAGGTTCCAGTACTTTTGATTCCAGAAATGAAGGACCGTCGTGTAGTAGTGTGCCGTAGACTTCGTCGGTTGAAACATGTAAGAATCTACAACTACCTTTGTCGCTCATATATTCTAACATATTAAATGTACCTACAACGTTAGCGTCGACGAAAATCCTAGGACCGGTTATACTGTTATCTACATGACTCTCTGCAGCGAAGTGGAATACACCGTTAACCTTGTTATGCTCAAATATGTTATCTAGAGCATCGCACCCAATACCTAGATCACACTTATACAATCTAACTTGTCCGCTTCTATAATGTTCAAGGTCAATATTGCACTCATTCGCGGCATATGTTACCTTATCAATAACGAATACATCCTCGTCAGTGTTATCGCAAAGATAGTTTACGAAGTTACTTCCAATAAACCCACATCCACCTGTAACTACATAACTCATGTATACTGTGCCACGCTATACTTGTCTCTTAAATACCGTTTGTACTGACATAGTGGCATTTCTTTAATTAAATTATAAAACGTATCCTGATCGATCAGCCTCATCTTATGTGCAACCTCTTCAATGCAGCCAATTATTTGACCGGTTCTTGATTGAACAGATTTAATAAACATAGCAGCTTCAAACATTGCATCCGCATTGCCGGTATCAAACCATGCAGCATTATCTTTGAGAAGTTTGACATTAAGTTTTCCGTCCTCGATATAAGAATTATTGAGATCGGTAATCTCAAGTTCACCACGGGGAGACGGCTTTAAGGCGCGGGCCCGTTGTACGGCAGTATTATCATAGAAATATAAACCTGGTACAGCATAATTCGATTTTGGCTCATCAGGCTTCTCTTCAATACTATTAACTCTTACCTTTCCGCTATAGGAATCATCACGCTTTTCAAAATCAACGACGCCATAGTCTCCAGGATTTGATACACGATACCCAAATACCCAGTTCGTATTCATCTTAGTGATGTACATCAAGTCTCTGTAAAAGTCTTCGCCATAGAAAATATTATCACCTAATGCTAGTGCAGATGGGTCGTCTTTTAGGAACCCAACATTTTCTGCAATTAGAAATGCATCGGCGAGGCCTCGAGGTTGGTCTTGTACGGCATAATCTAAATTCAATCCCCATTTACTGCCATCACCAAAGAGCTCTACAAAATTATTAATTTGATTGGCACTAGATATGATTAATATATCGCTAATAGCTGCCGACATAAGCGTCGACAGTAGGTAGTAAATCATTGGCTTGTCGTACACCGGTAGTAGTTGCTTATTCACTACGTTTGTCATTGGGCTCAGTCTTGAACCTGACCCGCCTGCTAAAATTATACCTTTTCTGTAACCTGACATAATGTCCTTTCGTTTAATCTCGATATGCAATGTTTCAACGAGTCTACTACATTGGGCATATCAAATCCACCTTTTGTTTTTAGTTTGCCTCCACTTAGAGTACAGTTTGATCTAGCTGCCTTAAGATCTAAGTCCTCAATAGGTACCACTTTCCATCTTGTGTTAGCCATGCCACCTTCCTTAAGCCATTTAACAACTTGTTCACCGGTGACAATACCATTATTGACTATATTATATATCCCTTGTGGTAGAGTATTACGCTGTACGCAAAAATGCTCAATAGCTTTAGACAAATCGTATATACAAGTAAGGCTGTTGGGGAAGCTGACAATATTGTCATATTTCAGATACTTGTTTAATATATTCTTTCGATGACCGGTACCGCAAAATGGCATTCGTATTCTAAAAATAAACCCTTCCATATTTTTTAGCGCCAATTCACCAGCATGTTTAGATTTACTATAAAAACTGCTGTGATCAGTATATAGCCCGAGGTTAGGCATATGCGTCTCGTTAAAGAATTCACTCCCTTCATATATACAGCCGCTTGAAATATGTATCATAGGAATTTTGAATAGATTTAGTGTTTCAGCAGTTCTGACTGGTGCCGTGACGTTATACTCCCAGCACTTCCATTTCTCATCTTCGCATCCATCTACATTTGGATAGCCAGTATAACCAGAACAATTGACTGCAACATCAAACCGTTTGTCGTGGAGATAACTCTTGAAATCTATTGAGCTGTAATCTACTTTAGTGTAGGTATAGTCGACCTGCTTTTGAGTTATTTGCTCAACATTACAGCTGCGCTTTAAATGATTAAACAAATGACTACCGACGTAGCCACCACCTAGTACCAGCACATTCATGTAAATATTATATACAGATTATTCGAAATTGCCAGGGGGAAAGTTAGGGCGTGAAAATGAATCAACAATATATCTCTGAAGACCGGTACTCAATGCGTCCATATCCCGCTCAGTCACGGCATACGTATGTGCTATATGTTTACCAGACGGGGTATATCCAATAACAATATAAGTAGACATATATTCCTTCATAATGCCGTGCAACCGCTTTGAGTCACCGCGGTGTTTCAAGCTCTCTGGATCTTCAGTTTTTGCAAAAAACGCTGAAAGTGACTCTAAAGGGTCATGTGATACCGGCTTAGAGCTATGCTCAGACTTCTTTGCTGGTTTCTTTACTGACTTCTTTGACTTCTTTATCGGTTTTGGTTTCTTGTCCGGTTTGTCGTCTGGTTCCATCATTATTATTTATACTTTCTGGTGTGATATTAAATTCATTTAAATGCTTGGCTACCACTTGTGTTGACTCTGTATTTATATGATACCCTCGAGGGATCCTGACACCACTATCTCCAAACTCGTATAGCCCTCTGTACGGCCATTCACCGTTATCTCTACAAGTAATAAATACAGAATCAGTGCCCGGATTGACAACAACCGTCCACTTTCGTTTATCATCATCACCATATTTACTGTAAACGCGGTCTACATAATAACCTATATCCCTCAACTTCTTGACGAAATATCCTTGAGTAGTAATTTTATTTTTTGGCATTAGTTTACGAGGCCTGATACTATATATGTCATTGCAATGTTATCAATATTAATCTTGAACATCATGACATTCAACTCATTATTAACAAACACGTTTATATAATCACATCTAGCTCCAGCGAGTGTTCGAATAGTCTCGAAGCTGATCGGAAGAGGTTTATCGATAGGTGCACCTTCAAAGCTATCACACAGTTTCAGTGAAATGCTATCTACGTTATGTGATTGTTTATCATTAATTTCAGCGTATACTGCACCATCTTTTGTTGATATATATAATTTGTTTATATTGATGGTGAACGATGACCCCTTAATCAGGTTAATCAATGAAGTGAACGGAATGGTAAACGTTGTATCATACTTTATTTGTTTGATCTTATCCACACTGATAGGTGGAGGAGAGATGATACCATCCTCAAGTAAATGATATGTAAATCTCATTGAAGAGGAGCTATATTTGATATTATTATCGTGCAACTTTAGAGCTACGCTGCTCTCGTCAATGCACTGAAGTATTTTAACTAGTCTTGATAAATCAGGTAAATTGACGGTCAGCTGCTTATCAATATCTAAATCCTGATCATACTTAGCGTACAAAATTACAGTATTATCTGCGGCTGTTAGCAGTGACGTTATCCCGACACCGTTCACGTTAAATACAGCACTATTGCTTATTTTACTTACCGGGGAGAGGAACTTACTAATAAAGTCAGCTCTATTTGGTATTGTTAGAGTCATCTAGCTTAATTGTAACCTGTTTGAACTTACTTTTCAAGCCTCTTTCGATACTTTTATTGATACTATTACCTATGGTCTCCAGTTTCTGGACATGAGCCATATATACGTCTAGTTTTTGTTCAATTCGAAGTAAGGCTGTTAATGCATCCGGATACATGGTAGGTACGGGCTGTACAAATTGTTGCTGTACAGGGGATGCCTGTACAGGTAGTGTTACCTGTCCCTGTACCGGTGCAACCGTCGGAGCTGGAGATAAGTCTAACTCCTGCACTGCGCTGTTCAGAACAGCTTTTGGGTCCCAGTTGTCATTAGACGTCTGTAAGTTTGTAGACGATGATACTATCTGAGTATCTAACTGCTTAATTTGAGCATTGGTAGCTCCAACCAAATGAGCTACAGCTTCTAGATCTTCTCTATCCGGCATATTATTCCCCCAATCCGTCTAACAGTTGTTTAACCTTGTCGTCATCTAGGGGATCTACATCATCTACGCTAGCCTGTTCCTTCTTTTTAGGTGTAGGTTCCGATTTAGATTCCGATACCGGTTCCGATTTAGGTTCCGGCTTCCAAACATCCTCTGAGGATGAATCTCTACAATAAAAGTGCTCGTCTAGTACCTTCTTGAGCTCATCGTAACTCTTAACTGTAAAGACAGTCTCTAAATCATTAATACTATTGTACACTTCCTTAGACTTCTCGTCAGTCATATCTGCAATATTGGACGGCGGTGCAAATCGAGATGATACATATGTCGGAAAATCTCCTTGACGTTCACACTTAATCTTGAAGTTACAACCGGCCTTGCTTAAATCAAAGATTCTCGGACCGAAGTCTTCCGCGTCGTCACCATTAACGGCGTCCATAATAATTTTATATAATTGCTTACCGAAGCGGAGAAGTTTTACCTGACCGTCGTTATCCGGATTTGATGGATCGTTGACTACGTATACATTAGCTAACCAATTTTCGCGACGGGCAATCTTACGAGCCTTTTCCTTTTCCTCATCAGTACCGTGTTTGCCGAGGCTATAGCGAGCTTCTGCAATGGGATCTTTATCACCCCAAGTTTGAGGGCTAACAGTACTCATGTATTGGCCGGTTGAAAAGCTTTCCCATGCATGGCTGTAGTAATGGAAAAATGTTTTGCTCGGATCTGCGATATTAGGCAGCAATCGAACTGTGTAAATATTTCCAACAGACAGCTTTAAGATGTCTCTGTACTTATTGTTGGATTGCTTGTTGTCTTGAGATAATGCGTCCGCAATTTGCGAAAACATGGAAGTTGAGTATGTGGATGTGGTCATATTTATTTTGATGTATTGTTCAGCTTATATAATAATTTGTCTATTTTTGCTAAGCCAGCTTGTATCACTGCCTTAGCTCTGTTAGAATTATAGTATCTTGTCTTGTATAATGCAAGGTTATTTTCAA